ATATAACAACATCTTCTCTTTCCAAACATCAATTTTTAACAAATCAGCCTGAGTTGATGGATTAGATAATGCTAATGTAAAGTTAGATAACTCGTCTTCAAAACCCAAAAGAAATAAATGGATAATAGCAATTTTATTCATCTCAGCCAACATACTCTTTTGAATACGATTAATAGTTCTCGCAAAACGAATATCCATTAATGATAGATTCTTACCGTCACCAACCGGTTCCTCAAAACCTAAGAATGCTTTCGGAACTCTCAATGCGGTTAATAGTTTCTTTTGGATATATTCAATATCGGCGATTTCCGATAAGTTAGTTGCTCCCGCGAGTGTTGTTATTGGGTCAGGTGCCGAAGCATCTCTAACAGGTATGAAGTAATCTTGGTCAACCGCCATTTGGTTAAATCTCATATCAACATTACCTGTGTTATTATCTACAACTTGAGAACGTTTAAACTTGTTAGCCATACGTTGAACATATGGTTCAACATCCTTATCATCCATATTACCCACGAATATCTTAAACATTCTTCTTTCAGGTGCTCTTGATGTTCTGTAAATTAACATTGCATCTTCAGATAATAATAATTGTTTCCATATTCTTCTTGCTTTTTCCAACATAGAAGTTCCGTAAGGTAACTTTCTATCATCACCCAATAATCTAAAGTGAGCAATTTCCCAAGAATTAAATTCCATATCCTTGGCTTTCCACTTAAATCTCAATCCTGTATTTCTTGGGTCTTGTTCAGTGTTGGTAGTTTTTGACGCCATTCCCATCTCCAATCTCTCAATCTCAATGTTCGGTAACTGCATACAACCAACAACACCTTTTTCAGTATCCAATTTTAAATAAACAAAATTATCACCATATTTACAAGCATTTCTTGTCCACATTGGTAAGTTTGTATTAATATCTAAATTGTTATTAAATAAATCCGATAATATTGATTTTATTCTCTGTGATTCAGAATAAATCTGTAACATATCACCATTTTGGTCAATCGTGGTAGATTCCTCACCATAGATATCCAACGCCGTGGATATTTCAGGAGTATACTCCATAGATTCAAAATCATAGAATGATGCTAATCTTGTTGGTTCGTAATATGTTGCTTGGGTATATAAATTATTCTCAATCTTAGTCCATTGATTGGATAAGTAGAATGTTTGTTGAGCTTGGAGTTTTTCCTTCTCGTATTGTTGTTTATTGTTTGTTTTTAGTAATTCTGTCTTATCGTATTTGTAGGTCGGATAATCTTGACCTAATAATGAGTAAGGACCGAAGGCTTGGGTTAATCTTTGCCAAACGGTCAGATTTTGATTATTGTTATTTTCCATATAATAAATTTAACTATATCCATAAATAGTTAAACACTAGTATTTTGGATATTTTGATAAATATCATCGTTTACCGCCAAATAACCATCCGTAATCAATATAGTCCTGTCTTGACGCCCCTTGTTGTCTTGGGTCTTGGTATCTTTGTTGTAGATTGGGTGATCCAGGATTGAACGCAATTGACTTGGCCGGAGACTCATCAACATTAACAGTCCAAGATTCCAACATTGCTTTTGTATGTTCTGTAACCTTTCCTAATTGACTAAATGAAGATTCCCCAACATAAATCGCCATCGCAATTGACATAAGTAAATCATCGTGTTGACCCTTTTGATGGTCAGGTCTACCACTGATATAAACAAAAGTATTCATCTCATTTAATAGACGATTACTATGGATAATAAAATTATGTCTAACCGCTTCTTCAAACGCCGCGATTATTTGAACTCTCTTACTATTGAAGTTAATACCGGGTATTTTTTCGTTTTGTTTTGGGTCGTATTTCCATTTGTTTTGGTAATCAACACCATCAACATATAAATCTCTATAACCCAATTCTTGCATTTTTCTAGCGGTGGATACCCCCATTCCTCCTGTTATATCAATAACAACAAAACAAGAATACATATTAGCCCATTTAAACGCAATATCCGCTATAATGTCTGGCGGTATCTTACCAACATATTCAGCGACTTGTTCCCTCTCATCAAAATCTATAATTTGGAAGGTTGAGTAATCCTCACTATCCCCTCTTGATACGTCAATTCCCATAATGTATTTGTGACCAATTACAGGTTCTTTCCATATCCATAAGGAGTTTGCCATCATCTTATTTGACGGCTCTGAAATAGTGTTCTCACGAATCTTGGTAAGTGTCTTTGAATCAAACACGTTATCACCAGATCCAAGGAAGTTACATTCCAATTCCTGAGAAACTTTTCTCTTGTCGTATTTTAACTTCTTTACCATCCCCTCAAACCAAGAAGAGCAAGGTTTAAACCCGTCTTTAAAATAAGGTTTTAGTTTTTCGTGGTCACCATTATTTGGGTGATAATGTTCTATTTTTACTACTGCGTCTGATGGGTATTGTTCCTTATTTAACAAATAGTGAATAATATCATCTGTTTTAACCAAGAACATATCTTTAGTATATCTTGGGTCTCTATACCAAAACATTTCAGATATTTTGAAATCATTAAATCCTCTTAATGCTTGGTCATAGATTTCATAATAAATGGGGTCATACCCGTTTGGTGTTGAGATTACAATAACTTTACCACCCGTAGATAGTGAAGCCATACAGGCTGACCAAAAATCCGCATCCGCTTCAATGTAAGCGGCCTCATCAAATATTAGTATTGTTGGGGTATATCCACGTAATGCATCCTTAGATGTCGCAACCGCCTTTACCTCACAACCATTTGTTAATTTATAATGTCTCTGTGAGTTCTTTTCTTTAGCAAATCCAATATCAACCCAAGACGGCCATTGTTCAATAAACCCTCTAACTTTATTAGCCATCTCTTGGGCGGTATCCAATTTATTGGCGATAATTAGAATCTTCTCAGGGGTTTGTTTTTTGGCAAAGGCAATTTTCTTTGATGCCCAAGCGGCAGTTACGGTGGATACACCTGCCTGTCTATACTTTAGGGCAATATTCTCATTACTATTCTCGTAATCATCAAGTAAGGATACTTGGTCGGGAAATAACTCCAAAGGAACGAATTTAGATACCGTATTATCATACGTCTGTAAATACGTTTTAAGTGCATAAGGGGTGTCCCTCATACACTTAACATATTCTATTAAAACTTGTTCCTTTGTTATATTTTGCATAAATTAGATTCCAAGATCACTCAAAGAAGGACCTTCGTAATCTTCATCTTCATCCTCATCATTATCTCCGAATTGAGAATCAAAATCTTGTTTCTTTAATTCCTCAATTATTTCGTCAACCATTCTCTGTAATACCTGTTTCCCTTTAGGGTCACCAGATAAAATGAATTTGGATAATTTAAAGAATTGCTCCGGCGTTAAAGATGAAAATCTCATAAATAGGTAATGCTGAATATGACGTTTGTCCTCCTCAAAAATTTCATCGGGATATGCTGCTAAGAATTTCTCCCAAAAAATAGGTCCTAATCTTAAATCCCATATCTCTGCGGGTAATGTATCTTCACTCGCAATTACCATTTCGGCTTGACGAGGGTCATCAGGTAATCCGTGAGTTCCGAAAATCTCATAAACACCTTTAACCAATTCGTGAATTAACACGGGGAAAGAAGCCCCTCTTGCGATTACTGTTGGTGGGTCTGTTTCTGTATCAACTTCTGATTGACCTACTTGACCTTCACCTGATGCCGCCATACTTGACACCATTTGTTCAGGGTAAATCCAATATAAGTGGTCTAACAACGCTTGTGACATACCATAAATCCTAACAAGTTCAGGATTAATATTCTCAAGTTCGTCAGCAACCAATTCAAACATATAATGTCCTTTTTTAGCCGCTCCGCCGATTAATGCGTTAATAAATCTACGTTTGGCTTTCTCTTGATTAAACTTCTCAAAAGAATCCATAAAAGCCTCCAACTCATCCTGATGTTCATCAGCCGATGCAAATGCGTCTTTCACTTCTTCTGCCGTAGGTTCTTCGGATTCACCTCTCATACCTTCAGCGGATGACATACCACCGTGAATAAGTTTTGCGTCAAACTGCATCGCTCCTTCAGGGATTGACATTTCTTTTTTAACTAACTCAACCGCTAAATTCTCAAGATACTCTTTGTTACGACTTTCAATCTGACCAATTTTACCAAACAACTGCATCGCTGATGACATAAGTGACATCATAACTTGTTGAGGTCCACCTTGTATCTTGGTAGTATCACCCAAATATCGTCTAACGTTATTAACTGAATTTTTAAATCTTTCTGATGAAATAACCTCAACGAAATCTCTATCCATTTTAGGTAACCCTGGATGTTCAGCGTATGGAGTCGTTTTAGATGTGATTTTACGCTCAATACTTGGATCCATTCTTTCAGGTCCTTCGTAATCTATTGGTGCTTCATTGATACTTTTTCTATACTTTGCCATTTGAAATATAATTTTACTTAAATATTAATTCCTAAACCATCCCAACTTAACCAAGATGG